CTGCATTTAATCCAAAAGCTTTTGTAGATTTTTTTGGCTTAGAAAAAGGAAGCCTTAATACTCAAAAGAAAACTTTAGAAAAACTTTTTAACTTCTTAGATGACATTCCTACAGATCAACCTTTTGTGACGGGATCAAGAGGAATTGATTTTAAAGTCTTTAGCGACATTTTAGATTTAATGGTTAAGCAAGCCGAGGTCCCTATTCCTAATGTAAATAAATACTTGACTAGAAATATTGGTTTAGGAGGAAAAGGTCCATTAACTTATCTTAAAAGGCTGCCTCAACTCGGCGTTGTGACCGCGGCCCTCGGAAGTTTTCCTTCAGTAACTTTATCTGTTTTAGGTGTTCGAATGGGCGAGAGAGCTTTAACTAATCCTGCGATTGTCGAAAGAGTAGTAAAAGGATTAGATGTTACTTTACCTTTAGCTGCAAGAGATAATGCAATTGTAAGAATAATTAGATCTTTAGCTGACGATAAAAAGCAACAGTTAGCAGATAATGAATTAAATGATGAATTAAAGTCTTTGACGATTGAAGGCAAAAATCCTTATAACGAGACCGTGGATGATCTAAGAAATGAAATATCTATTTTAGATGGAATTTTAGGTGACGAAAACATACTAAATCAAAAAGTTAAAGAAATAAGAGAAGCTATCAATAATAGTTTTGTTTCCACCGATACAGGAATTAATCAAGGCACAGGTCAAAACGATATTCAAACAACCGGTAATCCTTTCGTTGATCGATTAAAGTTTGGAGAATCAATGGAAGCAGAAGACATGATTACAGAAGAAACTATTTCTGAAAGTAAAGTTCCTCAGATTTCTGTTCCAGAAGTTACAAGAGGTCAAGGTGATTTATTACCTGGCTTTAGTATTACTCCTCAAATTGAAACACAAATACAACAAAATATTAATCCAGATGTATTAAAAGACTTAGAGTCAGTGGGTCTTCCTTTATTTGAAAACTTCAAAGATGGTGGCATCGTAGACCTCTATGAATCAAAAAAGTTTAAAAAACCACAGGTGGTAGCGTAATGGCATATCCAGGATATCAACCATCAAAAACTGCAGCTTTTGCCAGCGGTCAAACTGGAGCTAAAAGAGCACAAGTTGGTAAGAAAGATCTTTTAAGAGATTTAGACAGAGAGCAAACAAGAAAAGATTATTTCAAAGGAAGACAGGATGTCTCTAATGATCGTTTAGATCGAAGACTAAAACAAGCTCAAGAGTATCAAGATTTCAAAGATACTTTAAAGATTGCTGAAGGCACAACAAATTTATATCAAGCATCTAAACCTGTGTTTGATACAGACCCATCTAGTCCTACATTTGGTCAATATGTTCAAACCACTCTTGCAGACAAGGCTATGGAACTAGCCAATAAATATGGACCAACATTTAGTGAGATAGGCAGTGATATTGGGTATGGTTTGGGAAGTATCGCTAAAGGTTTTGCTGAAAAAGGAGGACCTATGATATCTCTGTTCAGAGGAATAGGAGATAAATTTAAAGGCGGAGTTAAAGACGCTTATGATAATTTAAGAAATGTTTTTAAAGGTGAAAGTCAATTTACTTCTCAAGCTTCAAAAGGTCCTGATATCAATCAACCGACTCAATCTCAAATAGTGCGAGAACTTATAGAAAAATCTAAAAATGATTCAGCTTTTGTTCCACCTACTTTTGATGATCAAAAAATAGAAGTACAACAATTACCTGCTCTTCTTCCACCCTCACAACAGGGAGATGCTACTTTTAGAAATGATTATCCTTTTTTATATGATTCAAGATTAGATAACCTACCTTTTAAAGCCGTCCCTAGTAATATAAATGATCAAACTAATTTTCAAAAAGCTTTAGCTAATGCAAGAGTTGAAAACACAGGCTTAGGACTAGACAGTTTAAAAGCTGCATATGATTTTGCTCGTAATCCAAATTTAAATACACAGTACGGTAATTTTAGTTTAGACAATGTATTTACAGGTAATCCTCAAATGAACTACGGAAACACTGTAATGATAAACGGTGTTCCTGTTGATCTAAGCGCTTCAATCGGTCAAGGAGGAATATCGGGCGGACTTTCTTTTGCTTTTAACAAAGGCGGATCTGTTAATAAACACAGTGGCCTTGGGTATATGTTGAAATAATGATTAGAAAACTAAAGACATTTATTATAAACTTATTCAGTAAAAAAGACGAAAGGGACGAACATGAAATATTTCCAGGAATCTGAACTAGCTTGCCCAACAACAGGAATAGTTCAACTACAAGATGGTTTTGGAGACGATCTTGATGAATTAAGAGAGGCTTACGGTCATCCGATCGTGGTCACTTCGGGTTGCAGAACAGAAGAACATAATGAGTGGCTGCAGTCACGTGGTTATCCTGCCTCTAGCAATTCATTACATTTAGTGGACAACGACAAGTATGGTACTGATACTTGCGCTATTGATATGAAAAGACCTGATGGAGTTTTATTAGTCAAACTTTTTAAAGTTGCTTTAGAACTCGGTTGGACTGTCGGTTTAGCAAAAACTTTTGTACACTTGGATAAAAGAGAAAAGTACACAGATCTTCCTCAAATCATCTACAGCTATTAGTGCTAAAATTTTTCTTAGTAGGATGGGCTTGTGTTGGTCTAGGACTAGATCAAAAGTGCGTCAGGCTAGGTTCAGAAGTGGTTTTCACTTCTTATGAAGAGTGCTCTCAATACTATGATGTCGTATCAAATGATCTCTACAGCCGTGATGAAACTATCGTGTTAAAGTTCACGTGCGTTTCATCGGGCGTGTTAGAGGATTTATTATAAAGTTCTTCTTACGTAATTAGGTAAAGTACCTTCTTCTAGGTACCAAGCATATGCTGCTTGCCAATCTTTTTTGTATTCTGCTTTTAAGAAGTCTTTTAGTTCTTCTTCTTTTTCATCATCACTTTTAAAAAAATTTAAGAAGTGATTCATTGATCTTTTTGTTAAATTAAACATGATACTTTTCCTTTCGAGATAAGTTTTTAATCAACAATAAAAGAAAAAGAACTGTTTATTTTGCACAGCAGTTATGATATTTTATTACTCAGAATGGTAACGGCCAAAATGTACAGGAAGGTAACTTTATGTATATTAGCAAAAGTTTTTAGATCTAGTGTCTCTTGCAAATAACTATAGTGATTTATTAACTGCCGTTACCTTCTTCTTTCCACTCTGATAGTTCTTTTTTCATCTGAACATATCTAAGGTACTGAGTAACGCATTTGGACACGTCTTCATGTAAAACAGACAAAAAACCTATATCTATTTCAACAGGTTTTCCTTCATCTTCATGTACTTTTTTTACTTCATCACGTGTCAAACTTAGATAAAGCTTTCCATCTTGATACATAATTCTAGTCATCTTCTTGCTCCTTTTCTTTAGGTAAATAAACTAGGACTTCAGAGTCACAGTTTGGACAATTTAAAAGTGTCTCTACTGAGTATTTTTCACTCTCTTCAGTTATATCATAATCAGAACACCAAGTTAATTCCATATTACAGTGCCAACATTTCATTGTGTTTCTCCCCAGTTATCTGCTACCGCTACATCCACTTTAGAAGGTATTTCCATCTCCAAACAATTTTCCATAACTTCTATGATTTTATCTTGTTGTTCTTTCGAACCATCAACACTAATAGCTAATTCATCATGAATTTGTATCATTGGTATTATGCCTTCCTTATGTAGTTCTACCATTGCTTTTTTAATTTGATCCGCAGCCGATCCTTGGATCAACCTGTTTAAAGCTTTGTAGGTTCCTGCTCGTTTTAAACCTATATTGCTTCCATATTCTTCCACGGCTTTTTCATAAGGATAAGCTTTATGTACACCAAAGCTTTTTGGTTCCCATAAATCAAAACGACATTGTCGTCCTAAGATAGTTCGAACCCTTCCTTTTCGTTGCGCGTGATCAGAAACTTTGTCTGCAAGTTGTCTTACAAACGGAACTCTCTCATTATATTGACCAATTAAAGCTTTTGCTTCGTCTGAGTCAATTCCTAGCTGATCTGACAGTTTTCCGACACCCATTCCATAGAAAAGTCCCAAATTTATGGTTTTAGCGCTCTTACGAGGTATACTTGCAATCTCGGCCATGATCGTATGGAAGTCGGTGTTTTTATCATCTCTATAGGCCTCTAAAAGCTTTTTTGATCCGTCAAGTCCCACTTTATTTGCATAATGAACCACCAAACGTGGCTCTTGCTGAGAATAATCGAATGAACCCCATTTTTCTCCCTCTTCAGGTAAAAATAAACTTCTAATCAATGTTCCAATCTTTAATTCAGCATCGGCTGAGTCTCTCGCAGGAATTTGTTGTAAGTTTGGGTTGTTATAACTAAATCTTCCAGTGACTGTTCCACCACTATCACTACGTAACTGATTAATATTCGCATGTATTCTTCCGTTATGATGAAATTTATTAATCATATTAGTAAATGTTCCCCTGGCTTTGTTATAACTTCTAGCTTCAACAATCGCTTTAGGAATTTTATGTGGATGATTTTCTAAAAAACTTTTTGTAAAACTAGGATTACCTTTTTCTGTTTGAGGATAATCTATCTTGCATCCTCTAAAAACTTCTTCAATAGATCGAGCCGCCCAGATATCACATTTCATTCCTGTTTCATCATGAATATATTTTAATAATTTATTCTCTCTTTTGATTAAGTTTTTTTCAGCCCTATCAACAGCTTCTAAATCTACTCGTACACCTTTTGTTCTCATCTCAATAAGAATTGGTAACAGGTCTAATTCTAAATCAAGAACTGTTTGTAAATCACTCTTCGTCACTTCTTCCTGGAGTCGGTCCCATAAACGTAGACACAAGGCAGCGTCTTGTTCTGCATACTCTCCTACAAAAGTAGCTGGCATCTTATACATCTCTGACTTAGCATCGACACCAAACTGAGCAGCAGCTTCGTAAAGTCCCCACTCTGATTTACTATCAGCTAAATACTCTTTTGATAAGGCATTCAAAGAATAACTGTATTTATTTTCGTCCACTAAAGGAGCAGCAATCATTGTATCAATAATACGACCATTCCAACTAACTCCCTCAGCTTGTAGCCACCCAAAGTCATAAGTTGCATTATGTGCAATCTTATCGCAGTCAGTGGACAGCATTTCTTTTAGCCAATCCAAAGTGACAATAGGATCAAAATTAAAACTATTTTCATGACGAATAGGATAATACCCTTCCCAACCATCCACAGCAACAGCAACGCCAATAATATTTCCATCATTTGTAGCCCACCCTGGTCCTTTCGATGTAATGTTCGGATCTTTTGTTTCTAAGTCGATAGCAATTCTTTTTGCGTCTTTAATATCTTTAAATTCTTGTGGTGGTAACCATTCTGATTTTGGTTTAAACATTCCTATTTGTTTGCTCATACCCTATATGCCTCCCTGCTTGTTGGTGTTACTATGTAAAGATTTTCTTTTGCTCTTGAAAAGGCGACATAAAAAAGTCGATGCTCACTTATAGGGTTTTTCTTATAATCCTCATAGGCCATTTTACCTATGTCTAATGAAACAATGACATTATCAGCTTCCCCGCCTTTTTGCTGATGTATTGTAGACAAAGTTACTCTCGGTTCTCTTCCGATATCCTCTCCTCTTGACTCCAAGTTTTCCAAGTAAGCTCTTGTTTCTGTGTTTAAAGTAGTCATGACTTCCACCCACGACTGATCTTTATCTGCAACAAGACCATAATCTTGAACTAATTCGTCAAAAGAAACTTTTTTATCCGGTAGAGCTTTTCTTTGCTCCGATACTATCTTTTTATATCCTCTAGTCACAAAGTCTTTTCCTAAAACTTTGTACATATTCTCTACCATTTTTAATGAGACAGAGTTTTTATAAATTGTTAAGTCCTTCCAAGTTAGTATCGCATTTCTCTCTTGTGATTTAATCGAATATCGATATTTATTATCTCTCATCTTAACACGAAAGAATACATTTTTCTTTACTAACATTTCTTCTAAGTCTTCTCTAATAGACCTGGTTCTTCCCATAATCAACCATGACCCGTTGTTCATATCTAAATGATAAATGTTTCTAATAAACTCGACTTGACCATCGCGCTCCGCGGGTCGCCACTCGATATCCTCGGAGTTCGTGATTTGTTCTTCGACACGGTTCACTACTTCCCAAACTTTTCTTGGAACTCTTTTTGACTGGTCTAAAACAATAACTTCTTCGGCATTTTCTTTTACTTCTAATGCTTTCGATACATCTGCATCAGCCCAAGTATAAATAGCCTGGTTAGGGTCCATAGCAATATAAGAAGTCTCAGAGGACTTCCAAATTTTCTCAGCCATTTTCCACTGAATGGTAGACATGTCTTGAGCCTCATCAAAGAAGACAACTTTAAATTCTTTGACTCGACTGCTCACTACATAGTCATGAATTAAATCGGTAAAATCTTTTTTCGGTCCTACGTCTTTTGTCATGAAACCCGTGACACCATCTGTAAAGTTTTCATAACCATAGTCTTTGTATTCTTTAAGACCTTTAGCAATATACTCTAATTTATGTTTAACAATGTCTTGAGCAAACATAGCCCAGGCATCATCTAAAGAGATATCTCTTCTTTTTGCTTTCTCTATAAGATGAATATACTTTTCGTCATATGAGTTAAAAAAACTGTCATCGTCATTACTGACATTAATATTAATCCTAAGTACATTTGATATATTTCTCCAATCGTTTTTACTTAATATGTATTCTCGCGTTAGACCCATTTGACGTAAAGCAAACGAGTGCAGCGTCGAGAAATTTTCTAGTTGGTTCATGGGTATCTTAAAGCGGTCCGCGGCCCGTTGCTTGGCCTCGTCTACTGCTTTATTAGAAAAAGAAAAGAAAGCAATCTCATCAATCTTTACTTCTTGTTGAATATACTCTTCAATCTTATTCAAGATAAAAGTAGTTTTACCTGTTCCTGGAGGTCCGATAACGACTATTGGTTTACTCAAAACGGAATATTCTCCTCTTCAATGTCTGGTCTCTTCATGTCCGGAACATCTAATTCAATATCATCAGATAAAATTTCTTTTATTTTCCAAAGTCTAACTTTTACTTTTTTAATTCTTTTTGTTAAGTCTTCTGCTTTATATTCTTCTCTTAATCTTACAGTGACCCAAGACCTAGACTCTTTAAAATCATTTCTTTTCAAATGATCCATTAAATCTTTCAAAGCAAAATAAGTAAAACCCTCTTCTGTAAATGACTTACCTAAAAAGATATCCTCAATACTAACAGCTTCTCCCTGATGTAAAATAAATTCTTCCAGGAGTTCTCTGAACTCACCTTTTTTTGTTACCTCTTCCGGAGGATAATCAATAGAAATATTTTCCAAAAGTTCTGTGTAAGTTTGGTTCCAATCATTTAATGCCATGTTTGGAATACCTTTATTCAATTGTTCAATGCAAGCTTGAATAACTTTTTTATGAGTCATTAAGTCTTCAGTTGATGGTAGTTCAATTCGACGATCATCAACATTAAGAAAGTAACGAGGCGGATCAGATTTGTATACTTTGAGATCAGAGTATACAGGATGTTCGCGATCATTTTCTCCACCCACCCCGTACTTTCTCTTCTTACAGAGTCTCTTATTACAGAGACTTTCGATAGGAGGCTGCGTGCATCTGTAAGAATATCGTGGTGCCCCATTGGAGTCACTCTGGGACACCTGCTTAATGATGACTAAAACCTCGTCAGATTTTAAAGGAGGCTGTATATACTGACGATTATAGTCCTCAATAAGATTTTTATAATTATCGGGATCAAATTTACGATAGTAAACCCCAATATTAAATAGCGCATTATTTCGTCCACCCTCACCAATTCCGTCTTCCGTTAAAATTTGAAGACAAGGTGGACCATCTTTTATTACTTCATTTTTAAAATCAGTTTTAATTTTCTTTAAATCAGTAACAACATATTTTTCATGTAATTCAAAAAACTGTTCCAGGGAAGCAGCGGACCCGTCATCATTAAGAGCGTATCGATTACGGCCGTGATAAGGTAGGTTGATCCAACTTCCTGTGTCTCTTTTTTCTTCTCCCTCTTTGACAAACAATTCAATTTGTTTTGGAAAAACTTCAGCGGCGGGATATCCAAGAGCTGTTGCCATTTCACTAAGCTTTAACTGTATTTCTTTTGCAGTGACCTGTTTGCTCATGAACATATACAAATGAGCGCCTCCACTTTTTGAAAGACACATAATCAAAGGAAATTTTTTGTCATGTATCTTTTTTTGTAGAGCTTTGTGATCTAATGGATAAACGTCGATATCAATCGCACCGAATAAACATTTGTTCTCATCATTAATAGGAACAATACCCATGGCCGGATATTCTCCTTTTAAGTGTAGTTCAAATTTTTCTATGGTTGGCGGCTCGTGGACCGTCTTCATTCGAGCCTCTACTTTTTTACCTTGCTGTGGCTCGTTTGATTTCTCAAATACTCCGTGAGCCCTCTCTAAGCCAGTAAAAATATCTTTAAATTTTTGTACTAATTCTAAATTCATTTTGCCTCCGAATTTAAAAGCTAGCCGAGATTATCGGCTAGCCCACCCTTACGTTTAAAACGGTAAATCAGAATCTGCTTTTGCAGAATTTCCTTGAACCGAAACTTTCTCGTCTTCTTGTTGTGGTGTTGAGTCTACTTCACCACTATGAATTTGTTTTTCAAATAACATAGCGTCTTCATAGATTTTCTGTACATTAGGATTGTCTAACTCATCAATCCATTTACTTTCAGAAATAACCCAACCGAACCATTTACCTTTGTCATTCTTTTCTCTTATAGTTTTTAAAAGATAAGAGCGTGCAAAATCTTTTGGTTGGTAGACCTCATCACCATCGACTCTTCTTTGATTAGACATAATAGAGTTCCAGGTTCTTGATTTCTTCAACTGAGTAGATTTCATTTTAATGATTGCTTTTGACCACATACCATCGGGCTCCAAAACAATCACATAATGTTCAGCGGTATTTTCGATATAAGTATCACCACCTACTATTCTCTCTTTGTTGTCTTCACCTCTCACAACTTTACCTTCTCTTTTCATTTGTTCAAATTGCGCAGGTGTGTAGATGTTTACGGGAGCGCCAGGTCCTTCACCTCTTTCAGCCCACTCCACATAACGTCTTCTGTAGTATACAGGTAAAACGACAATATCTTTATAAGCTTTGTCGGTTACGTTATTGAAGATCATTCCGGCTTCTGCTCCTGGAATATAATCTGAGTCTTCCTTATCTATTTGAGGAGAAGTGTCTCCAATGATATTTAAATAAGGTATTGCAAAATCTTCAGTTCCTCTTTCTGATAAAGAGGGTCCTGTCTTCTTTAGCAAGTCACCCATCGCTAACGCGTTTCCTGTTTGTTTTTTAGCTACCGCTTGTTCTTTTTTCTCTGGCATATTATTTTCCTTTCTTAATGTTTATTTTATGACCTACGAAAACGCCAAAAGTTTCCATAGGAAGTTCTTTACCACTCTCAATCATTTCACGAATGAAACCTTTAAGAGTCATTGGCTCAACCTTAACATTTCTGTCAGTGTCTAAGCCTTGTTTAGCAAGTTCAGTAAAAACATTGTTTGCCTTTTCGTCTTCGGCTCTACCAAATTTTACCACAACTTGATTTTTTATAATGTCATCATAACCGTTATCACGTAGCCATTGAAACGCTTCCTCTTGCTTCTCTTTAGTTATGCTTCCAGTATAAAAAGGTTTGATGTCAACTGACTGACCATCAGTCATTTTTATTGAACGAACTCCACGCTCTTCCATAAGTTGAACGATGTGTTCATTCTGTTGACGTAAGCTTTCTTTCTTTGCTTTTAATAAAAGTTCAAGATCATTTATTTCAGTTTCGAATTTTAAATAATCTTGGCAAGCTTTAGAAATTGGATCAACTTCATTGACCTCAAAATCTTTTTTATCTCTTCTAAGATCTAGGGTCATATTGCTGCCTCAATTCTTCTGCTTTTTTATTTTTTAGTTCTGTCAATTGTTTATCGTAAATTTTTTGTGCGATACCAATTGCCATTATTTTTGTAAAAGAGTCTAAAACATTTTGTTTTACTTTTTTTACATCTTTCTTTTCTAAGTTCATTTCATCAATCTTTTGCAACGCATCGATTGTCATTTTAATTATTTTTTTGTCTGAACTTGAAAATTCTTTGTCTGAAATTCTAGCAGCTAATGCGTCAGCTACCGCGTCTTCAGTTCTTACTGTTGCATCACAAACAGTATAACTAACAATAGGACACTTCTCATATTCTTTTAAAATGTCTTGTCTGCTAGGAACTGTGTGAAGAATTATTTTTTCATCCTTTTTGATTGTCACATCATGCTTAGGATAAAAAACTGCCATGCCGCTTTTCGTTCTTTTATGATACGTGATAACGCCATTTATCTTTTCGTGTTTCTCAGTCATTTTTTTTGCCTTTCTTATTCGTTTATGTCTACTCTGATAGGAAAGTAATCTCTTTCTAATCTATCATATTTCAACATATTATATCTACCGTTGAGAATATACGAAACTACACTTGTGGTCAAGCCTATAAGTGCAGGGTCCCCAACTAGTAATATATAATCCGTGTCTTTTATGTCTTTTAGCATTGTTTTTAATTTTCTTATCGTAGGCTGTGGAGACATTACCACCTGTTTTTGGCCATCAAATAAAAATATGACCTCACCAAATCTTTCTGCTTGAGAATAGTCTAACGCTCTTATTGTACCGTCTTGATGTTTTCTCATAACATTTTGGACGATATAAACTTTACTTTTTGAATCATTCATAATAATTTCTTCCTTAGAATAATTTTATAATCATGTTAGTAGAAAAATACAAGTTTAAAACTAAACCTATGCAACACCAATTGGTAGGGCTAGGTGGAATGATGGCTCAGTTTGAAAACCGTAGTCCGGAGTACGCTTTATTTATGGAAATGGGTTGCGGTAAAACAAAAGTCTTAATTGATGGAGTATCTATTTTATATGACAACGGAAAAATTGATCAACTACTTGTTATTTGTCCCAACGGAATAAAATACAATTGGCGAGATGAAATAAAAAAACATTTAGCTGAACATATTGAATTTGATGTTCACGTTTGGGAAGGTGCAAAAACAAAAAAAGAACAAAATGAAATTAAAGAAAAACTTTTTGTAGCCAATAGTAAATTAAAAATTTTAGTAATGAATGTTGATAGCATCATTACAGCTTATGGTTCTAAAGTTGCTGATAGTTTTACTTACTCCGGGAAGACTTTAATGTGTATTGATGAGTCTACGATTATTAAAAACATGTCAACGAAAAGAACAAAGCGTTGTATTAAAATTGGAGAGTCTGCAAAGTATCGGGTGATCTTAACAGGTTCACCAATTACAAAATCACCGGAAGACTTATATGGTCAGTGTGCTTTTTTAAATGAAGACTTATTAGGTTTTAGTTCTATCTATTCTTTTAAAGCTAGATATTGCGATCAAGTTAAGCTATCATTTGGTGGCCGTAGTTTTAACAAAGTTACCGGCTACAAAAGATTAGATGAACTTACGGAGAAGCTGCGGCAATTCTCTTATCGAGTTACCAAAGATGAAGCTTTGGATTTACCGGATAAAATTTATATGAAAAGAAGAGTTCCCATGAACGAGAAGCAATTAAAAGCTTATGTTCAGATGAAGAGCCTGGCATTGGTTCAATTAGAAGAAGGTGAACTGACAACAGCGACGTTGATTGCTCAATTAAAAAGACTTCATCAAATTGCGTGCGGATACATGACGACGGATAACGGAGAGATAATTGATTTTTCGGAAAATAGACTCAAAGAATTATTAGAGACAATTGAAGAGGTCGATGGAAAAGTAATTATTTGGTGCTCGTATCGACATAATATTAAAAAGGTAATTGAGACTTTGGATAAGAAGTTTGGATCGGGGTCCGCGGAAGGTTTCTATGGAGAAACACCAAGTGCGGAAAGACCAAAAATTTTAGAAAGATTTATGGACCCCAATCATCATATGAGGTTCTTAGTTGGCCACCCCAGGACTGGAGGTTACGGTCTAACTTTGACGATAGCTAAAACCATGATTTTTTATTCTAATGATTATGACTTAGAAATAAGAGAGCAGGCAGAAGCAAGAAATCATCGTATTGGAACTGAAAGTAAGGTAACATACGTTGACTTGGTTTGCGAAGGAACCGTAGATGAAAACATCTTAAAAAGTCTTCGACAGAAAATAAACATAGCAACCCAAATTATGGGGGAGGAGTTTAAGAAATGGCTGATTTAAGTGATCAATATAAATTCGTTAGAGAAGACGAGTTTAAACATGCATTAAGAAATATTTTAATGTATGTCAAATTTGATAGAGCAAGTGATCTAGATAAATCTGTAGAAATAATAGAACAATATCTAGAAGGAAAATCTATTAAAAATGAGAAGTAGAAAAGTATTTCCAATACATAGATATCATGAAAAACTTTTGAGTCTTTATCAAAGACAACTGAAAAAGTGGAGAAATGATGTCGATAATTGGGATGACAAAAATTTAAAAATGACAGAGATAAGAATTCGCTCTGTGGAGTTTTTAATGGAGAAAGGAGATAAGTATTATGTCGGATTCTAGAAAATATCAATTACAGAAAAAACCTGTTTATGAACAAACAGATAAGAGAGCTTCTGAAAGATATAAATATCAAGAAGACAAAAGAAGAAGAGCAAGAAAACTTGCAGGTAAATTATTGGGTAAAAATTATTTCACTAATATGCAAGCAGTCATGTTAGAAGCTGCAATAGAAATGCAGGAAAGGAAAAAAAATGAAACATAGTTATTTTAAAATACCGGGTTGGTTTAATTATTCAGAGACTTACGACATCATCGTTGATCAAATCGGAGACGGAGGAAAAATAGTAGAGATAGGTTCTTTTTTAGGAAGGTCTACTCATTATTTAGCTACCTCTTTATTTAATGCAAATAAAGAAAACGTAAGAATTTACTCGGTGGATACTTTTGCGGGCTCCTCTGAACATGTAAATTTAAATCTGCCAAAAGACTTCTCATCTATTTTTAGAGAAAACTTAGAATTTTTTATTCAAAAAAGAATGGTGATACCTTGTCAGGGAAGATCGGATGATCCTAAAATTTTAGAAAAGTTTGAAGACAATTCAATTGATTATATCATGGTAGACGGTGCTCACGAGTATGATGCAGTTCAAGATGATATTTTAAATTGGTGGCCAAAGTTAAAAGAAACGGGCACCATGTTTGGAGATGATTATTTATTAAACTCTGTATCAGAGGCAGTGAAAGAAGGTTTTACTAAGCTTCAAGTACCTAATTTTGGGGCAAATAGAGGTATTGAACAGACCTGGTATTGCGCTAAAAACGGAAAAAATGAGGTATTTCAAAAAATAATACCTGGGGTGAATACTTTAAAAAAGTAAAAAATTTTCTATACTCAAAGTATGGATTATCAGCTTGAGTATGTTGTTTGGAGAGACACTGTCGAAGAGCAGGCCGGATGGCATACTTACGGTGATATGAAAAAATTAAAAACCGCTATATGTGATGAGGTTGGATGGGTTCTTCAAGAAAATAAGGATGAGTTAAAGTTAATGGCTTCGATGATCCGAAAAGATAAAGAGGGTGGTCGAACAGTCGTGCTATACAAAAGTTCTATTATATACCGAGTACCTATTCCGTTGCGATTGTTCTCGGATGACATTAAAAAAGAACTCGATTAACAACGAGTTACTCAACGAGAAACATGTTAAAGGTGTTGTCTCTGAGTTAAAGGCCACAGAAATTCTCTTAAAACATGGTTTATTAGTTTATAAAAATGTATCTCCTAATGGTTTAGTAGATATTATTGCAATGGATGGAGAGGGAAATTTATATTTGATTGATGTAAAGACTGTTTCTTTTAGAAAGAAATACAAGATGCCTTCGAGAAAAGAAATTCGAAGAGCGCCCAGTGGCCCGCAGAAAAAATTAGGAGTAATATTGATGATTATAGACGGAGATAGCTTTACTTTCTCTCCGGCTCGGTGTCCACTGAGCAAAAAACTGAAAAGTCAATAAATTTATTTTATGTTTTTAAAAATAAATTTGTAGAAATTTGATTATGAATTTTGATATACTGAGAGTTCTCGCATGTTCACATGCATAACAAGTAAAACAAAAGGAGCGAAAAATGCAAAAACAATTTAAGGAAACTACCGTCAAGAAATTGACAGAATTAGAGATAAACAAAATGTCAGAAAAACAATTACAGGAACAATACATAAAATATCTACAACAAAGATTGTTAAAGATGGATAGTAAAGTCTGTACTTGCGGTGGAACGAAGTAGGGTCGAAACCCTACTTCTTTGTTTTTTGATATTCTTTTTCTACGATGATCTCTAGTTCCGTTGGAACTGATCTCCGGGTGCTCTGACATATCTCTTCTAGCATTTTTCTAGTTTTAGCAGATATCATCTGTGACACCCACTTAGTTTTGTCTCTACTCATTTCTTCTTTTTTCTCCGTTTCTTTTTTGCTGCTCTTTTCATTTTAGCAACACCTGTTGATGGCCCGTGACGATTTTTAACCGCATTACACAGACCAATAGTTTTTCCCATTAGATGACGTCTAACAGCATGTTAATGTTATAGAGCTCGTCTTGAAGTTTTTTAATTTGATAATTAATTTTTTCATTGACGAGCGCTATTTTAGATTTGTTTCTCACTTTCATATATTTTTCTAGCTGAGAAACTATTTCTCTTTTTCTTTGTGCATGTTTGTCTATCCACATTTGTTCGGTGCTCATAGTACAACTCCTTCTAATCGATGAGTATTAGTTCCAGGTATCCACCAGGGAACTCTTAACCATCCATGCTCATTTACTAGTTTTTCAATTAAGTGATCGTAATTATATTTTTCCATTATTCTTTCCTTTCTTATATAATGTAATTTATTATAACAAAATATTTGCTATAGACACTAAAAAAAAATAGCCCCGAAGGGCTACCAGTCGTCGATAACTATTACAATCATAATAGCCTCCTTGTTATTATTCTTGAAACGAAGAAAGACCTAAAGGCATCCGTGGGGCTAGTTTTTTCACCCACAACTTTCGGTAGGTCAGATGAACTGTTTCTTCATCTACTTGTGCCTATCTCCCAGGACCTCAACCATTCGGTCATACTTCCTAGGCCTTACACCTTATGCCTCTGACTTAAAGACATTATTCAGTCAGAATGCCGCTAAACAGCTTGCAAACTATTTAGTGTTAGGTCTTTCTTTATTTCCTAATAACTATATCGGGCCAATCCCGAAAAATTCAACATTTTTTTTTCAAAAAAATTAAATTTATTTCTTATATATGTATTGTGTGTTTTTATATTTTTTTCAACCAAATATATAAAATTTTTTTAGAGAAAATATTTTTAAATACACTATATTATCAGTGTTAACAAAGTTAACATTCCCTCCTTTCATTGACTAAAGGGGCCCGAATGGTAGTCGGGCCCCCTCACTTTATTTGATTATATTTATTTTTTTGACACCACGTTGAAGAGCATAAGGAACAATCGTAAATCCTTTTGCACATCTATTTTGCTCTTGCATATAAATGTCCCAGTCGTATCTACAGGCCTCTTGATAAGCCTGCTCATCGTTTTCATGAAAACCACAGGTCGAACAGTGCGAGATAAAAAAAGTATTTTGATATTTTACTTTTGTATATCCTTTGCCCCAACACTCACAGTCTTCACCTTTTTGATTGTTAGCTAGCCACTCCAGAGCGTTCTCTTTACTGTAAAATTTTCTGATTAAAGAACCGTAAAGATTATCGCTCCCGGAGTAACCGTAGTTATCGAAAATACTAAACTCATCAATATTTGTTTGTACAAGTTTATATTTCATTCTAGGTCCTCTCCTTCTTTTGCTAACTCTCTTTGAGAATTAATTTCATTTTTATAATTCTCTAACTCAAGTTTTATTTCTTCTTTACTAAAACCTAATTCAACTAAATGTTTTTTGTAATCTATTAAGTATTGCTCTTCTTTCATAATTGTTGAGCCTCCACTCTTACTTCAAAACCTAAGTCTTTGATCCAAGAGACCTCAGTTCGACTAAAAGTTTTCTTTCCAACAAGTGCTGAAAATTTTTTGGCTTTTTCACATATAGGATAAATTAAGTCATTTCCATATACGTTTTTTATTTTTACTGTAATTATTCTTTCCATAATAAGTAGCCTCCTTTTGCTACAGACACTAACCCAGGGCTATGCAGCCCTGGATTGTATTTCTTTTCTCAGTCTTTTTAAAATTCGCTCTGAGATTTTTAGATCGTCTTTAAGAACTTGCTCCGGAACAGAAGTAAAACCTGCCGCCAAATCATTTCTTATACCGTCTACATATTGTGACATTGCATGTGTTAAAATTTCAATGTCTTCTTGCTTTGTTATTTGCATTTTACATGGCCTCCTTTTGCCATAGACACAACCAAGGCACGTTAAGTGCCTTGGTGAATTGCTCGTATTTTTTCTTGTTTACGATCTTCTTTTTTAGAGAGCATATCTTTATGCATCTCGATAAGTTTCTCTGGTTTTAAATAAGCGATGTTATGTTGAAACCAGATGGCCATGTGATAATTACCGTCTACATCTTTTAAAATAAAATCGTAGATTTCATTAGCTAGCCTATCTTTTTGATACTGCTTCAAATGTTTCATTCTGCCTCCTTTAAATTGTCTTCTTCGTCTCTTCGTATATCGTGGAGCGCGTCTTGACGAGCACGCTCATTTTCTTCTTCTTCGTGTTCTTTAATAAGAGCATCAACATAATCGTCTATCTCTTTTTCTTGTTCTTTCGTTAGCTTATTCATTTTTAGTAGCCTCCTTACTTTCTAATATAATAACTGAAGTCTACACCATCACCGATTTTAGTAAAACCAAAATCTAAAAAGCGAAGAGCATCGTCCATAGTAGAAAACTCAGCAAAGAACATGTCTTTGTTTAAGATTGTATTAGCGATAATAATTGTACCGTCATCGCAGTTGTCGGTTATTGATAGTCTTAATAATTCATACATTTTTGGTAGCCTCCTTTTGCTACAGACACTGGGAGGGAAATTTAATTTTCCCTCCCTATAATTATTTAGTATGGATATCCATATCCATCCATTTTTTACTACCAACGTGGCGCACTGTTTTGCGCTCTTGTTTGATAGAAGGATGTTTGTATTTATCCTGGTGAATTGCAGTCCAGTCGTAAAGAGTGGCATCACCATCCGTCTCCACCCAACAAACAGCACCACAACTTAATGGTTTGCTTGGTGAGTAAACAGTCTTTGAATGACCGTGATAATTTATTTCGTGAGCATAATAAGTCTTACCTCTATGCTTCACAGTTAAAACCGGAAACTCAGTTTTATGTTTTTGGTTATACTTAATCATGTGCTGATTAACGTGAACAATTGTTTTTGGTGTTTTCATTTTAATGGCCTCCTATTGCCATAGACACTGGAGGGCCATAAGACCCTCCGGAAAATTTTTAGAAGTGAGGGTCGCGATATTCGCGACGATCACCGAGGCTAACTATAGCCCAACCGTCTTTTACAAAACGCTTGGTTTTATAGTTATAAGCAGCCCTCTTAATTAAGAAAGCTAACTCTTCTTTGTC